GAACTTTTGAAGTAGTCCTAAGCTGTGGGCTGCCGATGGCAGTCCACAGTTATAATCGCCCATAATTGACAAAGTCAGTTCGGGTAATTTACTATATATGATATCGATTTCATCGGGCATATATAGATCTAATCCTCCCCACTGTGTAGGGAGCATTAATTGCCAGTAGACTCCACTGGAGCGATCTGGCATGAGGGAACCCATTCTTTCAAAGAATCGGTCCCTAACCATTCGAACCCACTTTGTGGGGAAATGGTCTTTATTTAGCCACTTCAGGGTACGTCCTAAGGACATCCCTTTGCCTATGGCAATATTTCTGTCGAAGGAAACCTCGACAGATTTAGAAGTTGGCGATAATAGCCTCACCTTTATAGAATCTACAAATGGTGATGACTCATATGCCTCGGTTGAATCATTGATTCGCCGGACATCAAAGGGTCTATAGATGTTTCTAACATCTATGACCTTTTCGGTATATTTAACCGCAATGCGGGACATACCGTGCTTACCCGCTGAGATCTTTGATCCCAGTAGTGTATGAAATTCCGTAATATGTTGAAGATATTTCTTCGGGCCAATGGCCAGGTGGTCATCACCACCAACATGGTACGTTCTCCATTTTGGTGCCTTATAAAATGAGGTACCAAAATTTACACCTAGGTAGGTTCGCATTGCGAATTCTTCTACCACAAGGTTTAAAATGGTGAGTAGCGCCTTAGTAAGGGGCTCCCCCATCATTATACCACGCACTTGGCTCTCAGAGACATAGTGTCGTGATTCAAATCTCCTACTAGCACCTATTAGGTGAGTACAGATTTCAATTAAGTTGCTCCGGAGTCCGGTCCCCTTAATAAATCCTGATAGCAGTTGCAAAGCAACTGACTTCGGGATATGATCAGTGGCCTCTTTGAGGTCACTAGATAAGACAAGGAAATCCTGTGGATATTCCTTGTTAGACATCAGGTATAGGCTCTGCCATGCCTGATCTGTCTTCATCAGCGATGACCTCACAGAGGGATGCGCTGATAATATATCCTTTAACATATGGGCTAAGCCCTGTTGAAGGACGTTAAGCCAGTATGGACCAGTGGTCACTATACGGGCTTTAAACCCTGGTTCAGGCACCGTTAGTGTCCTACAGGGTATAGCTAGTTTGGTCTTTGACCAATCGACATAGTCGAGGTAAGCTACCACTAGTATCTGATTACCAATTACTTCATCGAAGCCTTGGTAATAGAGGTTCTGTTCAGCGAACACTTCCTCTTTAATGGGACTCCCAAAGGGAGTATCCATATAATGAAGATAGGTACTGGTGCGACACCAGTGCCGCCATCTTTCCTCACCCTTTGGACAACAAAGTAATCCAAATGGTGTTTCGATTGACTCATCGTCCATTGGGCGAACGGTCAAACGGGAGTTAAGAGCATCTCTGATCTCCTTACCCCTACCTCCGTCTTTGACGGTTTGGGAGTAAGACCCTGCACAGCTCAAAGAGATGTGGGGCCTAGTTATATGTCTATCACTAA